AGTTTCTCCGTGGCAAGTGGTTAAGGGTTAGGATGATTCGCTTGCCGTCGTCGTCATCCCATGTAAAGAATTATACGCTGTTGAATGAAGATTGCAAGAGATTCTTCATTGAATATTCTTATGACATATATAAAAACATTTTATAGTATAGGGCGGTTATTAGACCTTGACACCCTGCCGAGGCTGTGGCACCCCCCCGCGCGTAACTTTAAAATATTATCGGGAAGGCGGTTAGACGCTTAAATAGGCACGCTTTAAAATATTTACAGAAAAGCGATTAGACGCTTAAATAAAGTGTTGATTTTTCTAACTTATAGAAGTATAATTGTGTATGATTAAAAAATTAACTGCCTTACTACTACTCCTAATGAGTATAAATGCTGGTGCATTCTCACTAACTGATGTAAACGGTAGGCAGCAAAACCTATCCGATTACAAAGGTAAGTGGGTTTTGGTAAACATCTGGGCCCCGTGGTGCCCTCGATGTAAGATGGAGTTTTCAGATTTAAACGATTTGGATGCTCGCCCAGATTTTGTTGTTGTAGGAATTGCGATGGACTATGGAATTGATAAATCTAGCGTCCTTACGACAATTTCCCGATATAATTTACGTTTCCCCACCGTCTTAGGAGGAGCGAGACGTGATAATAACTCTCCAACTTTACAAATTGGACCAGTCGACTACTACCCTACATCATATTTATATGACCCAACCGGCAAAATTGTTATGTTTATTCCGGGGGTGGTGAGTAAGCAAAAACTAATAGGTTTTACACGTGACAAATGAAATTATCCCAATCCAGCCCGAAGAGCTGGAAATAGCGCAAGTTTATCTATCCACGCAATCTATTCCAGAAACTGCGAGAATGATAGGTATCGCCGAAAGCCAGGTGACTCAATATATTAGTCGTCCAGGCGTAAAAAACTATATAGACCAGATGTACCTTAGTGCTGGATATAGAAATAGATTTAAAATTGCAGAAGCTTTAGACGAATTGATCGAAACTAAACTAGCTGAGCTACGTGAAGCTGGTGTATCGTCATCTAAAGACATTGTAGACTTATTAGCTTTAGCTCATAAGATGCGAATGGAAGAGATTAAAGCGATGACAGATCAAGTCAAGGCTCAAAACGCTGCGCCCAAAGTACAAACAAATATTCAAGTTAACGAGTCGCCGTTTGGCTCAGGTAACTATGGTAAACTACTGGAGAAACTATTAACAAATGACAGCTAACGTCCTGTATAACAAAGGTACTAATGCGTATCATGCTGGAAAGTATGAAAAAGCCATTAAACTATTAAAACAGAGCATTGCTTTAGATCCTACAAAAGAAGCATTCCTTAACCTTGGGGCTTGCTATAAGCAACTTAACCAGTTGCCGCGAGCTTTAGAAGCGTTTAAACAGTCTGCAAAGATTGACCCTAAGTACTCTTTAGCACTAAATAACTTAGGTTTGATGTATCACATATTCAATAAAGAGAACGAAGCGCTTAAGTACTTTGATGAAGCCCTGGCTTTAGACCCTGAGTACGCTGATGCTGGCTGGAATCGTGCATTATCGCTACTTAAACGTGCGTGCACTGGCGAATACGAACTATTTAAGGATGGCTGGGAGAACTACGAGTGGAGATTCCACAAAACTAACCCAGTTACGTACTCTAAAACCTACTCACCACGTTGGCATGGTGAGAATGATGGCACCGTAATGGTTATGGTTGAACAGGGAATTGGGGATAGCGTCATGTTTATGCGCTATATACCATTTATAACTGATCACTGTAAAGTTATAGTGCAAACAACCAAAGAATTAGCTCCGCTATTTAGCGGATTTGAAGTAACTCATACCTCAGAAACTCCACATGACTATCATGTGCCTATATGCAGCCTACCAGCGTACTTTAATATGATACCTACGGGCACTTATATGCACTATCAGGGTGACCTTAGAGAAGATCTAGCTGGAGGAATTGGTATTGTCTGGAAAGGAAACCCTGGGCACGGTAACGATATTAACCGTAGCTCTGCAGAAGGATTCTTCAGACGCTTTAGTAAGTACGGGAAGCTATATAGCCTCCAGTATGGAGCCAAACCTAAGTATAGCGAGGCTCTTGAAATTAATAACTGGGAAGATACTATTAAGTATATTGCTAGTTTAGATGCTGTTATAACCATCGATAGCTCTGTAGCACACATTGCCGGAGCACTAGGTAAAAAAGTATTTATACTACTACCAGGAGTTGATACTGACTTTAGATGGGGAACAAAGGGCGATACCACTTTCTGGTACGACTCTGCGACCTTAATCAGGAACATGAATTTTGATGAAGCAGAGAAGCGAGTAGCGGAATGGAGAGCACTACAAGGGGCATAAATGGCCACTACATGGATAGGCTCCATAATGATAACCTTAGCTGCAATATTTTCACCGGGGCAGCTAGTAATAATAGTAGTATTATTGTATATACTATCAATACTTACTACTATATTAATATTAAAGAAGGGCACTAATAGTCAATGGAAAAAGTACTTTATAACAAGAATCACAGTATTTATAGTCCTTATAATAGTGACTCTAAGCTCTATAGTACAACTAAGGTAGCAAATGAAAAGAAATAATATTCAAGAATTACCAGGATTTCATTATCTGGTTAATGGAAGAGATGGCGTATTCCTAGCTAATAAGAACGATATATACGTAGGTGGAGCACTTATTACCTATGGCGAGTTTTCACATCTAGAAATGGAATACTTTGAAGATATAGTAGATAAGAATACTACAGTTATTGAAGTTGGTGCTAATATAGGAGCTCATACTGTTGGGCTTGCTAAAAGGGCCAAAAGAGTGATTGCCATTGAGCCTCAACCTTTTATTTTTTACTCACTGTGTGCTAATGTAGCCCTAAACTCATTACAGAATGTTATTTGTTTAAATATGGGACTCAGTTCATCTGTGGGGAAACTAAATATGCCAGACATAGATTATTCACAAACAAATAACTATGGAGGCGTAGAGATTAACCACCCTGGATATACTGGACAGGCAGTACATATAGATACTCTAGATAATATTTACAAAGAGTATAATGTAACTGGCAAAGTATTTCTTAAAATTGATGTTGAAGGCATGGAACTTGAAGTACTAGAAGGTGGAGAAACGTTTATCAAAGCTATCAAACCTATTATGTATATAGAAAATGATAGACATGAAAAATCGGGGAATTTACTAGCTAAAATAGAGTCTTTAGGGTATACTCATAAAGTGCATAGTCCAGAGCTATTTAATCCCAAGAATTACTTCAATAAAACAGATAATAAATATCCCTTTATCTGCTCATTAAATGAAATTTGTGAACCATGTTAACAATAAGTAGACCAGAAATAAGTAGTTCAGAGATTACTGAATTCCCTACGGATAGTAGATTTATTAAACTACCTGTAGACAAGTACATTGCACTACTTAATATAGTGCCTAACGGACCTCAAATAGCTATTGTTAATGCGATTAATAACCCTCAATACAGATTTATTGTAGGGGCTGTTAGTCGACGCATTGGTAAAACTACTATCGCCAACATTATTGGCCAGCTAGTAACGTTAGTACCTGGATCAAATGTACTAATTATGTCACCTAACTACTCGCTCTCTCAGATCTCATTTGAAGAGCAGCGAAAACTCCTTAGAGCATTTGATATTGAAGTAGCTAAGGATAACAGTAAAGACAGAATTATTGAATTATCGAACCACTCTACTATTAGAATGGGTTCAGTTTCACAAGTTGATTCTTGTGTAGGAAGAAGTTATGATCTTATTATATTCGATGAGGCGGCCCTAACAAGTGACGGTGAAGATGCTTTCAGCGTGGCTTTACGCCCTACTCTTGATAAGCCTGGGAGTAAGTGTATATTTATTTCTACTCCTCGTGGAAAAAATAACTGGTTCGCTAAATACTTCTACCGCGGCTTCAGCGAGGACTTTCCGGCGTGGGCGTCTATTCATGCTGATTGGAGAGAGAATCCAAGGGTATCTGAAGCGGATATCAATGAAGCCCGTAAAGCGGTAAGTAAAGCTCAATTTGAGCAAGAGTACGAAGCTTCATTTACATCATTCGAAGGACAGATCTACAAATTTGATTCTGATACTCAGTCTTATGACTTATCTGAATTAGATATTGGTAGAATGGATACAGTAATCGGTCTAGATATTGGTTTCAAAGATGCTACGGTTGCTATAGTATTTGCGTTTAACTACGAAGATAATGTATGGTATGCATTAGATGAATACTATGAAACTGAAAAGACCACAGATCAGCATGCTAAGGCAGTAGGTGCTTTAGAGGAAAAATACAATGTTCAAGCGATTTTTATCGACTCACAAGCCCAACAGACACGATATGATTGGGCCTATAATCACGATATTGCTACTCTTAATGCTAATAAGTCTGTACTTGATGGTATCGCCTATTGCCAGTCTATAATAGAAAACAATAGACTAGTTGTAGACCCTAAGTGTGTCAATTTATTAGCAGCATTAGATCAGTATCGTTGGGATGAGGGAGCAACTCTTATTAAAGAGAGACCTAAGCATGACGATTATTCTCATGCTGCGGATGCTATGCGCTACGCACTTTATTCTTATACTACAAGTATATCCAGTGTATAGAGCCAAAAAATTTATATGCTAGATAAATTTGTATTTGATATTTTTTGCTGCCTAGTGTATAATACCTAAAATGGAGTGATATATTTATATATGGATTTAAAAAGAGATGTGGTTAAATATGTTCGCGACAAAGCGAAGCATGGTTACAATAAAACAGGCATCTGTGATATTTGTGGGTCTACTGAAGGTGTAGACTTCCATCATTTTTATTCTGTCACCGAAATGTTAAATAAGTGGCTTACTGAACATGAAATTAGTATCACCTGCACAGAAGATATTGTAAGTGTTAGAGACGAATTTATAGCTGTACATAATAATGAGCTATATATTGAGGCTGTTAACCTTTGCCATAAACACCACGAACAACTACACCGTCTATACGGAAAGAGACCTGCCCTAGCAACCGCTCCTAAGCAAAAACGTTGGGTAGAAATACAGAAGGGTAAGTATGGGACTAAAGCAGTGGATAGTTGAAAAACTATCACCAGCCCAACCATACATCAGCATGGAGCAGGGGGATAATATCCCGTCTGGTACTGGATATCCAGTTTATACTAAATCGTATAATGATATCGAAGCAGTTAGACGCGGCGTTGATTTAATAGTTAATGGTGCCAGCTCATTTGATGTATCTGTAACAGAAAAAATTCAAGGCATAACGCCTGTTGTAGGTAATGTAAGAAAAACACGAGTAACTACCTTATTAAACTTCCAGCCTAACCCATACATTGATTCCACTAAATTTAGAAGTATTATATATACTGATTTAGTAATGGATGGTAATGCTTTTATTTACTTCGATGGGGCGTACTTATATAACTTACCTGCAACAAATGTAGAAATTATAACCGATAAAAAGACCTATGTAAAGGAGTATGTTTACTCAGGGTCTGTACACTTTAAGCCTGAAGAAATTATACACATTGCTGATAATTCTTCAGAATCTATCTATAG